CTCGAATAAGAAGTTCGGGAGGCCGTCAAATATTTCAACCTTGGGGTGTCTGCTGTTGGGAGTGACGGTTGCGTTGATATATTCTCGGCTAACTTGAAGTCCGAAGTCATTCCCGACGTTTGCAAGTCGGATTGGCACATGCAAGGCATCCCGGTAAAGTGTGAGTCCGTCTTTGTGGGTTTCGGCATTGCGCTGTCTTCCCCATGTGGGGTCAAGCAGCCACCAATCGATTGATTCGCCTGCACAAAGATAGAGGATGTTTTTGGCATGTTCAGAAACAATTAAATCTCGCTGATAGTACTCTCTATAGATGACGTAGTTGTTTCTTGGATCAACTGCGATCCAAACTGCCGCAGTGATTCCCGTAGCAGCCGGATCGATTGAAACGATTCTGGGCCAATCGGAAGGTATCTCGAAAGCTGGCACCACGTGCTTTTTACGATCCCAAGTAGGATATACAAGTCCGGACTTCTGAACGAACTTACCGTAAAGCCGTGCACCTTCTTCTGGATCTCCTGCGTAGCGTTCTAGTAATCTTGTCTTTTCTTCCTCAGGGACAAAGGGAGAGTTGATTGTTGACAACTGGCAGAAGGCGATACTGTCGTCTCCGCCGACCCACTCTTCATAAAGATCAAATACCCAAGGTTCCCGAGTACCGGAAGAAATGTCGATGAGGGGAGTAAGGGTGAGTAGGATCTTTCCCGCACAGTCTGCGGTTCGCATATAACATTCGTCATATACATCCTTCTCGCATTCCTCGTCTATCCAAACAAGGTCAAGGGATGCACCCTGAAACTTTTCCCGTCCGGAGTCTGCTGACTTCCCAGTAATGAGAGAGCCATTGCTAAAATATACTTGGAAGTCTCCGTCTGAGACTCGTTTAATAACTGTTGAGTCATCTGGCAAGAAAGGCGGGTGATTCTTTCCATGTCTAAGCTTTTCATACCAGAGGACATCTCGCAGCACTCCAAAGTCTAGTCCGACAATCCAAATGTTATTAGCTTTTTCAGGTATCGGTAAGTCTTTGACCCATTCCCAAGCTGGTTCATCTTTGAAATAATTCTTTCCCAGCGCCCAAGCGACAGCAATAAAAGCACCAAGTACAGACTTCCCAGAACGGTTACCACCGAGTAGTGCATATATCTTCTTATCTGCGGTGAACTGCTTTAGAGCGGTCTGCTGTTCCGACCACGGTTCAAAATACTTAATATAACTCTTCTGCCGACGCTTCTTCATGAGAAGGTCGATAGCGGCTAGTCTGTCCTCCTGCGGCAGCCTATCCAGTTCATTTAAAGCTTGTTCCCTCTTACTCAATTATCCCGCCAAAATAAATTCGACTAGTGTTCCTGCGCCAGATGCTGTTGCAGAAAGAACTGTAATACCATTCGATCCCGTTGGCTCAGCATACCCAATGCAGGCACCCGGAGCCAGAGTCAAGATCGCTGCGCTGGAAGATCCCGTAGGAGTCCAAGTGATCGTGACCGTATTCACCGTAGACAAGTTCTTAATGTACATAAACAACGTCGGTGAAACTGGAAGAGAGATCGGCGTGGCCGAAGTCCCAACCGTGAAGGTCTGCGCTTCTGAAAAGATCGTACCCGTAGTAGCAAGACTAGACAGGACCTTCTGCAATGCCTGTGTGCCAGTCGTGTTATCTGTAACCGATATGTACCCTGAATACGTTGCGGTGATCGCCATTTAATTAACTCGTTCTTTCGGTTCGTTTTTAATTGTATCCCGAAGGGCTTCCAAGTCTTTCTGACTCAGTTCGCCAAAGACACTTACTGTTGATTCCGGGCCAACAAATCCCGCAATTTTAGCAGCTTTGAATAAGGAATCTGCTGCTTTGTCTGCCTTGCCCTCATCTTCCAATTGCTGAGCGAGCTGCAAGAGTTTCCCAATAACAGTTTCCTTCTTGAAGTTGGGAGAGTTGCCAAGGTTTGAAAAGTATCGATGACGAGCCTCCCAGAGTAGCTTGTTAAAGCTTCGCCTCCGAAGTATCGTCTCCGCTTGTTCCGATGTAATATCGTG